TACTCCCAAATCAAGCCGTAGCGATTGAAAATTGCCAAGATTTAATGTATATCCTAAAGTAACAGATACCTTAGTCTCTTCGTTTTGCTCCATTAGTCCTCCAAAGGCCTAGTTAATGCTTTCATTCCAAACAGGAATAAATCTACCATCTTCAGTTTTCGTATAAGTAAGTATACCATCGCCCATTCTTCGTGTCAACTCTTGTTTTGTAGGCGTATTATTATTTGTTATTAATCCATCTTTTCTTGGTTGCCCTTGATGTATTGATGCAATAATATCTCTCATTTCTCTAACCTGACTTTCAGAATAATAAGATCTAATTTGAAAGCCAGTTTTTCCATATTTACTACAACCTTTAGGATATGGTATAGTTCCACGTTTCATAAGTAATGGCATATATTTTCTATGTCTATTTAACAGTTGCGCTGTTTCATTGACAGTGTATGCTCTTTCTCTTTTCTTTTTAAATTCATGAGTAAAGCAAATTTCATTTTGATCTTTATTTATATTATATAAAGTTATAGTTCCTGTTGCCCTACTGCTATGATATATTCTAACAAGATCTCCATTAAGAAACCATATTTTTTTGCTACCAGAAATTACAGGGGCGCTATTGTAGTTTTTGCCCTTGTCTTTTCCTGAGAAAGCAACCATGATCCCTCTTTTGAACTATCTGGCGGATGATAAAATTTTCTTTTACCACATATAATACAGTATACCTCAAGATGCTCTGATGTGCTAAATTGACGATCTACTAAAACTTTTCCTTTGCATTTTATGCATTTCATTAATTAGGAATTCCAATTACAAGAACATTTACATCCATTGTTGCAACACCATTTGATGCAAACTTTGCAACCAAGTTTGCCTCAGACGTTGTAACATTTGTAAGAAAGATGGAAACATTTTTTCCTGCTTCAGTTCCACCCTTGTTCCATGGGGTTGCAACTACAATTGGTGGGTATTTAAAACTAAAATTAACCTTAAATGGAACCTCTCCACCAGCGGTTGTTGTTGCAGCATTTGTAACATTTACAGTTTCTCCATATATAGAGGCCCCTGGAGTTGGAACAGCATATTCTGTTCTTGGTGTGGTAGTTCCTACAATCTTAGTATTATTTGAAGATGTTGGAGAAGACTGCCTTAAAAGTTGATTGACTGTTGTGACAATGCTAGAGATGTATGAAACATCTAATGGCTGACCTCTTTGTGGTATTGGTAACTCAGGCATAGTATTTAATTATAGCACATCTCTAATCAGAGAGTTTGTTTAGTTGTTTTAACTAAAATCTGATTGGTATTTATTATCCTATCATATGTTGCTTCTTGAATAATAACATTAAAATCATCTACGTCGTCTTGATCTAATAATAATCTAACACTAAAGAATCCTTGTTGGGTTTGGCTATATGAATAGGCTGAAACTGCTGGTTCTCCAACCGCAGTATTTGTTTTTAAAAATATATCATAATTTCTCATTACTTGCAACTCTACTCCTGGAGGAGCCCACTGCAAGATTATTTCATGAATTGAAGTGTTTCCTTGCTTTTGTATACTTAAAGTATATGAGTATGGTGAAGCAATTACTGGCATTGCAACTTCATGAATTTTTGACCAGTGCGACGATCTGTTTCTATCTTCAGAAATAATTCTATATCTTAATCTAGTTTTTCCAGTTTGCCCACTAAAAGGCGGAAGATCTTGTTTTTTAATAATAGACTTTTTAATATTTTTATCTGCCATTATTGAACACCAACAGACATCCTATATTCTACATAGTTGTTTGTATTTGATGCTTTTAATATTGGTTGTTCGTCAGCATTTTTTACTACTGTATATGCTGTTAATCCATATAGTGGATTTTGTGTTTGTGTATTATCTATTCTTATGGCATCAAGACCTATGTAGTAGTTGTCATCTAAAGCATTGCTTGTAACTGCACAAGCATATATTTTTAAAGATGTAACATCTGCCCAAGAAAAACCATCTTCTTGTACAACATCTGAAATATTTTTTTCAATAGTATAATACCTATTGCTTGAAAAATCTATTTCTGCACTTACTGAATCAATTGCATTAAAAATTAATCTTGCTTTTTTTGTTGAAGTGTTAATAAAATCAATAATAATTTTAACACTATCTGGTCCAGTGTATGGTGTTGAAAGTGTTAGGGCTGCAGATTGATTTATAACAGAAAAAGCAATTTTGATTTTGTCAGACAAAGAATTTTGAGACAGGTTAATTGATGTTCCAGTTTTTGAAATATGATGAACTGCAGAAAGATCAGTAGAGGATGTTGCATTTTTAATATCAGAAAAATCACCAGCAACTAAAATAACATTATTAAAAAACCTGCATCTTTCATGATAATCATTTCTATTATTTCTATAGAAAATTCTATTATCAGCATTGGCTTGAAAAACATCATAGGCAACATCAATAACATTGTTATCTTCAGAATCAAGTGGTGTTGTTACAACTGGAATACTTGCTGTTGATGCAGTTACTGATTGCCAAGCCTCTTCTTGTGAAAATAAAACAAGGTTCCTGCTATCAAATCCAGCAGCAGAAGGATTACTTCCTGCAGAGTAAATTCCAATTTCAGTAATTTCATATCTTTCCTGGCTAGGAAGTTCTGCTGTAAAGACTAGTTTATTTACTCCATCTTCATATACATATCCCCTGGAAGAAATTGGAACTCTAAACATCTCAAAATCTAAAAGTTCTTTTTGTGCATATGTATTAAAACTATGTGAGTCTGCAGATCCTAGTGGTTGTGGTCCAGATCCAAAAGCCATATAGGATGCAAATGCTGGGGCAGTGCCCAAAAGGTACTTTGCAACAATTTCTTTACCAGTGTTAGTTATCAAGACTCATCAACCCCTAATGTATCATTATATATTATACCACCTGAAAAAATTTCTATTTGAATTCTTTCATCAGGCTCATTATCTTTAGTTTCTATAACCAAATTTCCACTTGAATCCATGTAAACATTTGTACCATTTGTGCTAGAATCTGTTGGAACATCTGGTATTCTAGTGAGAAGATTAATGGCAAAATTGAAAAAATACACATCTGAAGTATCCTGAAGGGCTATAATCTTTTTTGGATCATAAGTGTTTTTAAAGTTTGATATATTTGCAATAGGCTGATAGTCTATATTTTTAGTATTAACAAAATTTTTATTACTTAATATTAAGAGTTCGTGTCCAGCAACTTGTTCAAAAAATAAATTTACAAGTTCTCCCTCTCCTATAGCGTTTATAACGTTTTCATCAAAATTAACATATTGAGGCGTTGCTATTTTAACAGAGGCTTTTGTTACTAAATTAGAAGTCTGCTGTCCTGTTTGTAAGGTTGGGACTGGTGGTGTTGCAGCAGCGCTTGTAATATCTTCTTGTTGCCAATATTCCATTTTTATACCTCACTCAAGTAGACTGTCATAGATGGTCCACTATTATTTCTATTGTATTCAATATTATAAACTATAAACCTTGTATTTGTTGTTGCTACCATATCAACACCGTCATTGTTTTTATAATCAATAGTAACAATATCTCCTAATTGAACTATTGGAGTTGCAAACATTTCAATCCCTACTGATTTTTTAGGTTGCATTAATTTATTAATTATCCATCCCATTAAATTTTCAGCATCGTCAGATGTTTGAATATAATCACTTTCAATAGAAAATTCATTTTTTCCATAAATAATTCTGCTATTTTTAATGGTGTTATATTTTTGTTCTTCAACAACAGGTGAATATACAATAACATTTCCTTTAAGTTCTTGATCTGAAAAACTTGAAGTTTTTTTAAAATAATCATCAACAGTCAATGTATTAGTATTATCTTGTGTAAATGCAATACCAACAATGTTTAAAAAGTTAAAAGATGTAGTTCCTAGGTCTAATAAAGAATCCGTTGAATTAAAAATTAAAAACTCTGCACCATAAGCACTTGATTGATAATTTGAAATAGTAAAATCTTTTACTCTATCTTGTGGCTTTAGTATCTGAGAGGATAATGCTGGATAGGCATTATCAAATCTAATATTTAAATATGCACACTCTCTCATAATAGTTCCAAACTCATCATAAAAAATTTTATAATTTGGGTTATTTCCAGGTCCAACACCAGACAAATATGTATCTTGCAAAACACCGCTTAGTGCATATTTTCTTAATGAGTCCTTAATGCTAATTGAGTTACCACTAAATACTTTGCTAATTGGCTCAGTTATAGTGGTTGCTCCATTAGTAGAATAGTTTGGTCCCATGGCAAGTAGATGTTCAAACATACACTTTGACCCACCACGAGTAAATAGTGCCGTATTATAACTTTTAGGAAGTGGATCTTTGTCATCAACCGTAGCAATTAAAACATTGTTTATATACAAATAAAACCTTCTGCTATTTTGACCTAAAGCATTATCTACATACTCTACTGCCAAATCATAAACTGTTGTATATTTGTCTTCAAACTTTTTAGAAACACCAACAAAGTTTCCAGAGTCAGACAAAATATCTCCATTGCCACTCCACAAAAGTTCTGGTATTGCTTTAGTAGAACTTGAATCTTTTTTAATTTTATAAAATATAATATTTGCTTGTTCTTCAGTTCCGCCATCTAAAGAAATAATTTCAAAATAATAACCGTTGTTATTTGCTGCATTAACTAATACACCAAGCCCTCCAGAATTACCAGATAGTTTAATTGGTTGGTTTGGAGAATCTGTTGGTATTTGATAATATATTGATCCATCTAATGGTATAAGTGTTTTATACGAATCATTATTTTCGTCTTGAATTTCTCCAACAGATCCACCAATAATTCTAATTCGTGTACCAAAATAATTATATCTATCTTGAAAACTTTTAGTAATAAGCGTAATAAAATTTGTTGGATTTGGATCAGTACTTGTAAAGTTTGGGCCCTTTAAGACAAGTGCTGATGATTGTATAACTCCCTTATGTTTTTGTGGATTAATAGTATTAGTTGTTAATATTTCATTTTCTGTCAAATTAGATTTGCCTAAATACTTTTTAACAACACTATTGGCTGTAGATTTTTTAGCCAAATCATTATTTACGCCAGCAGAACCAGTTGTTGTGCTTCCAGTAAAAGGACTTTCTCCAAAAAGATACTGTGATTCCATAACACAGCCTTTTCTATTGTCATAACTTACCCATTCTGGTAAAAGTCCAGCAGTATGATATGCAATTTGTGTTCCAAACTGCGCCCTTCCGCTTGACATTACTGCGCCCTCTTTCATTCTGCTAATTCCAGAAACAAGTTCCTAGTATGGCTCAGAATATATTCTTACTCTGCCAGTATGATATATTTTTCCATTAAATGGCATATTTGATAAGTAATATTTGTATTCGGCATCATTGTTAATCCAGACATTTCCAGTTCCTGCAACATTATACTCAACAGCATCATATTTTATAATTTCACCATTTGCATAAAAATAACCTTGATATCTAACTAATAAATATGCACTTTCGCCAAAATCAGCAACATTGTTTTGAATAACTCCACCTTGAACGGTAGGTGGCAAATTGCTAAGATCTTTATTTAAAACAAGCGCAGCAAGACTATATCCTCCAGAACCATTACCAATTCTTGATTCTTTTGTGTCTTGTATTTGCCATAACGAAGATGGCTTATATATCCAAGATTTGTCTTCAGAACTAATACTTGTTTCCTGTCCTAATTGACTATACATTTTATCAATATATCTTGTTTTATAAGTAATCTTTCCATCATTATATATTTTTTTATCTTGAGATGCCATACTAATAATATTGGCAAGTTTTTTCCCGCTAATAACTTTGTTTTGAATAATGTTGGCAGTGTTTTCAATAAGAGATGCGCTTCCTTGTCCAAGTTCTTCAGTCCAAAAGTTAGTATTATAAAACCCTGCGTCTAATTCTTCCTGACTAGTGCTTGTTGGGCTTTCTCCATCATCTGTTAAGATCACAATTTCAGAAACTTTATCAGTTACTTTTGAACCTATCAGTTCATAATTGATAGATCTTTCTGATGCACTAGGCATTAAATAGTCTTTACTCATAACCACAAAGTTATTGTATTCATCAAAAAACATTGCTGTTTGTGTTGATATTGCTAGATCATTTAATATTTGCGCTAAATTTTTATCTGGACTGACAAAAAAATATGGAATAACTGGTTCAATATCACTAACATTTCTTTTATAAATATAATTACTAAATCCAACATAATCAAGCAATAGTGCAACAGCATAACTTAATGAAACATTGGTAATAAACAACTCTGGTGCTGGCATTGACTCAAAATAAAAATACAAATCTCTTAATTTGATAGAAATTGTTCCACCTGTTACATCTGCTTGAGGAAAGCCTTCTGAGTATAAAGTTTTTATTGGAACTAAATAATCATATCCAGAAACATTAATAATGTTTTCATAAAAAGTAAACTTAACATTTTTTCTAATATAGTTTGCAATTAAACTATTTGAATTTTCATTAAACGACTGATCTTCGTCAAAAATATTTATTGTTCCAGTTGAAGCAAGCAACTGCCCAATAGGAAGTGCACCAGAGCCAAGATCTCCTAAAGATTTTGTAACATTGTAAGAAACAACTCTGTCTGAAATATCTACATTAAGTCTTGGAGAAAACTCAATAAGGTCAAATGTTGAATTAAATTTATTCATAGAGTCAACAACAATTCTAATACCACGAATATACTCAAACTCTCTATATTTTGTTTGACTAGTTGTTGCTTCTAAATATGAAGATGGATTAACTAGGTTAGTTACAAAATGTTTTGTTTGATCTAGTGAGTCATCAGTCAAAAACCATGTATACTCTGGAACAAACTGCTCATATTGATTAGACAAACTATTCCAAATATGATAGGTTCCTTTATCTGTAGAACTTGTAATAACCAAATATGAATAACCATCAATTGATTTATTTGGTAATAAACTTTCTGATGTTAAAGTTTCTGCATGTATAAAACGTTCTTTGTATTTGTCTGGAACCTTTAGCCCATATGATAATTCTACGTACCCATCGTCTGGAACAATTGCCGATCCGTCTGGTCTTCTTGATGCAAAATTAAAATCCTGAACAGTTACCCATTGATTTCCTTGTAATATTTGAATCTTCCATATGGTTGGAGTTGTTTTATTTAGTACTCCGTAAAATGGATCTTGTAAAGTAGCCGTTGTAGATTGATACGGACCTAAATTAACACCACCAACATTAGTCTGCATTTTAACAATAACTCTATTAGATGGAACATTATTTTTATAAACAACAAATGGGGCTGCATCATCTAAATAATATGATTGTCCTATAAGTCTGTTTGCTATACCTCGTTCTGTTGTATTGGCAGAAGAAGTAGATTCTTTTTCGGTTCTATAAGAAGTCCAGTATTTAAATTCATCATTTCTGTCTGGCATATAATATCTTGGCCTTTGTGTAAAAAAAGAACCCTGATTGTTTAATGCATCAGTAGTAAGTGACGGTACATATCTTCCTGGAATATAAGATGTTTTATTAATTCCTGATCTTGGTCTAAATGGCTTAATACAATCTTCTAAAGAATAATATAGTTTAAGTTGTTCTTTTGTTGCGGTATACAGTATTGGGTTGTCATCATCATCTACCCCACCATCTACTACAACATCAGCATCTGTTGCACCAGTATAAAATTGTCCGACATCATTTGTATCAAATGTTGACTGAATTGTTAAATACCTAGTATCACTGCTTTGTGGGCGATATCTATAGTTGCCCAACTTAAAAATATTATCTGGCATATTCATATTCCACTCAGCAACTATTTTTGATTTTGACTGAATAGTTGGTGAATTTTGAAAATGATTTTTTAATGCTGTATTATTAAACATTACACTTCTTCCAAGGCAACAGAAATGTTCCAAAGGTCGTGGTTATTTCTACCTCTTTTTATAACATCATAACTAAAATCTGCAATATATACCTGCATAATTTCACTATAACTTGTTAAGTGTAAAAATGCTGAATCATCTGTTCCAAAATTTTTATAATTATCATAAGACAAAAACATCCAAAATGGACCTTGGTGGTTTTCATACCAATCAAGTAATTCCACTCCACCAGCACCTGCATCTGCAGTATATTCATTTTGACCAACAAGGTCTGATACACCAGTTGAATTAAAGTCTGCAACTCTTGAGTGTATATTGCCATTAATCATTCTTTGTCTTTGTTCTATTCTTTGTGGCTTAAACTGTAGCGAAGATCTATTATGGTCTGATAAAATAAGAAATTGATTTGCTGGTTGTGCAGTTGTTGCCAAACTAGCATCAGCACCTATCTCTTGACCAATAGGAATGTATATGCCAGTGGTATCTAATGTTCCAGCATTTTCCGACCAGATTACAGCCTGTGGCCTTGTGTATCTATTTCTGCCTAAAATATATGCTGCTGTTGCCATTATCTACTACCCCTAATTCTTTGTGAGTCAATTTGTTTAATTTGATTAATAACAGTTCTTGCAATATCATTTGGATTTGCATTGCTATTTGACACATTGACGCTTAGGCTATAATTATACACTGAGTTACCTGGAAGTTCTCCATCATTAATTTTATTCATTACCCCTGTGCCAAGCATATCAACTGCTCTTTTTTGTATTACAAACTCTCCAGGAGTTAGCATCGCTGGCACAGTATCTGATCCAGTTGCAAAACCACCCATTGCAAATTTTGCTGGTACGATCATTCCTCCCTTGGCTTTTTTAACAATAACGGTTCTTGCTGGTGTATAAGGTATTCCTCCATAACCACCAGATGCTGGAATAACTTTTGTCATTTGTGTAGTTTTAGTTAAAGGTATTCCGCTATATCCGCCAGAGTATGTAGTAGTAGGAGTTCCAGATGTTTTTGATTCGATTTTAGATTTTGAATTGTCATTAATCGGGATAATAGTTCCACCAACAACTGTATATTTGTCAGATGAGTCTTCTAATTTTGGAATTTTTGAGTTGTCATTAATCGGAATAATGGTTCCACCAACAACGATATATTGTTGACCATCAGGCCTTGTTCCTGCAGCAGCGCCAACAGAAGTGGCGGAGGCGGCATCTTGTTTAGCCTTTAGTTCTGCTGCTGCTTTAGCATCTAGTTCCTCTTTAAGTTTTTGATCTGCAAATTTTGTATCATCATCATATTTTTTCTTTGCATCAGATTGCTTTTTAAGCAATGTTTCAATTTCAGTTCCAACTAACTTAAGCGCATCTACGGTAGCAGTTGCATCTCCAACAACACCCTGTAATATTTTTCCTAAGAAATCTTTATTGTTTGGATCAATACCAGCATCAAGAGCCTTGGCAATTCCAGTAACTGCAGATTCTATTTCAACTCGTGTCATTCCAATAGTTTTCTTAAGTTGATCATCTAAAGCATTTTTAGCAAGTCTAATCTTTTCTTCAATATCCGCTAAACTGTTTACGATTATTTTATTATCTGCTTCAATTTGCTCTCTTGTTTTACCGTCATATTGAACTCCTGCAAGTTGTTTCTTTCTTGCATCTTCAATTGCTTTTCGCTTTCTTTCAATCTGTGCAGCAGCCTCTGCTTGTCTAATTTCTTGAATTGCTGAAGCAGCACCTGCCATATCCCCACTAGCAAGTGCTTGAGCAAGATTAAATCTTCTTTGCTGTATTTGATTAATTTCTTCTTGCTTTGCTGCAATCTTGTCTAATGCTTCAAGTTGCTTGTCATACTTTCCATTAATCTTTTCTTCTTCTTGCGATATCTTTTCTAAAGCATATTCATTTGCTGCTTGACGAGAAGATAAAACTGCTTTTTCAGATGCATATTGATTTTCAATTAACTGCTCTTGTAATGCTACAAACTTTTGTACCATTTCAAATCTAGCCTTTTGACCATCCATCTCATCCATAAGAGCAACTTTTGTTACTCTTTCATATTCTTGTTGAGCCTTAGTTAGTTCTCTTGTTTGATTTTTAAGTTCTTTTAGTTGTTTTGGAGTAAGTTCATCATTTGCAATTGCAAGTGCAAGAGTTTGATCTTTAGCAAGTTCTTGGGCTTCTGCAAAACTAAATCCAGCCTTGATAAGTTTTGATGTCGCTTGTGTTTGTTGATTAAGTGCTAAAACTGTGTTTCTAATGTTTACCTGGTACTCACCTAGTTTTGCAGCAACCATACCACGCATAATTGCTTTTCCTGCTGCATTTAATGTCATTAATCCATCTTTGCCCATAGTGACAAATTTCTTTAAATCTTTCTGTATTCCTTCTGGACCAAGAGAATCTATAAAGTCTAAAAATTCTTGACTTACTTTGCCATTGCCCAAAAGTTGTTGATCAATACCTTTAAATTTTGTTAAACTAATTTTATCTTTACCAGACATAACTCTCATTAATTCTTTAAGTCCACCAGTAGCATTAATGCTTTGGCTTTGAACCATTTTAAGTCTCATCAATAAATCATCAAAGGTTGTATCTCTTTCTTTTTTACCACCAGTACCTTTACCAGCACCTGGAACACTTGTAGCATCTCCTGCGATCTTTGATACCTGTGTTGCTTTAAAGTTATAAAATTCTCTAAGTTTAGATTCTACAAACCCCTTTTGTTCCATTTGTCTTGCGTTAGCACCTGTTTCTTTTAGGTATGCCTGGAATTCTGGACTATTGGCATCTATGGTTTCTGTTGCTGTAATTAATGTTGTTAAATAAACTTTTTGCTGTTCTGCTGGAAGTGCGTTATAATAAGCAAGATTTTCATTTAATGTTTTAATTGCTTGTGGGCTTGAGCCTAATATCTTAGTTGCAACATCTAACTTAATCTTACCTTTCTTTTCATCAATTTGTTTAAAAATATTCGCAAGACGTGCTTGTTTTTGTGGATCTTTTTCTAGTACGTTTCCAATTATACTTACGTCTAGTACTGAGCCAACCTTGCTAACTTGATTCCAAAAATCAATTGTTGCTTGTGCTTCTTTAGATGTCTTTGCTGATTCTACATCAAACATAATTTGTCTTTGTAGTTCAGTTTCTGTACCATCTTTTCCAGCAAACATTGAAGCAACGCTTAAGGCTTCATTTGACACTGCTCCACCAAACTTAGTGGTAATATTAAAAAATTTTTCTTGGTCTTCTTTAGTTTTAAAAATGTCTACAATATCAAGGACTTGCATAGGATCAAGTTGTCCAGATGCTAATTGCATTTTAAGAGTATATTTTTGTTCATCTTTAAGACTCATTGAATCAATAGTAGATTTTGATAATGTAGCAACATCTTCAAGTGCTGTACCTTTATATTTAGAAGTTATAGCCTTATCTGCACCCGTCATAAGTTGTTTTTGTGCCTTTGAAGTTGCAAATGAGTCAGTAATTTGTTGTGTTGTTTTTTGATTTTCTTCAACAAGTTTTTGCCTATTTGTATCGTATTCTGCTTGAAGTTTTTTGGCTTCTGCAATTTTTCCTTCTGCTTTTAAAAGTTCTATTTTTCTTTGATATTCTAAATCCATAGAATCTAACAACTCTTGTTGCTGCTCTAATGCAATTTTTTGTAATCCTACTTGAGCACCTGAAGCCTCGCCAATTCTTTTTGCTCTATCTCTTCTACCAAATGTTGCACCAGCAATACCACCAATAATTGTTCCAGCAACTGCGCCAATGGCTGTACCAATAACTGGCATAATCATTGATCCTACTATTGCTCCTGCTGCTGCACCTGCGCCAGCACCTGCTAGTGCTGTTCCTCCAACATTAAGTGCATCTTTGCCTGTAATTCCTTTTGACCTATTGGTAGCCGTTGCTGCTTGGCCCATTCTATCTCTTGTATCTTGAATTAATTTTGTTCTAACAGTTAGTGGATCTGTCATTAAGTTTTCACCACTAGGACCAAGGATAGATATCAACTTAGCGTTAACGCTCATTCCAAATGAGTAATCTCCAAGTTCTTGAGCGATATTTGCAACAACGCTTCTTGCCTGTTCAGCGCTCATTGCTCCAGAACTTACTGCTGTTGCCATTTGTGAAACAAGTGCACTTTGAGCACCTGCCTGTCCACTTTGTTTAATGTTTTTGCCAACATCTTTAGTCATTTGCTTACCCTGCTCACCTTCAGCAAATGCTTGTCCAAATGTTTTTTTACCTGGTTGAATTTGATAGATTCCAGTTTTTTCTTTTCTTCTTCTTTCCATAACTTCACCAGCAGATACTTTTCCTGCTGCTTCTGCAAACATTCTTATGTTTTTAGAACTTGCCCCCATTTGTTCTGTAAATGCAAGAGTTTCGTCTTGTGCCTTATCGAAACTTCTTCTAACCATTACTGCTGCAACACCAATTGCTGCAATTCCAACAACAGCAGCACTTATTGGTCCTTGGATCATCATCATAGCCATTGTTGCTGCATTAAGAGCCATCATCATTGGAGCAACTTTATCTGCAATTCCTCCACCCATCATTGACGCACCCTGAGAAAGAGCATTTAAACCAAATGCAGCCATGTTTGCCTTTTGCATAACCATTTGATTTCTTACTCTCAATGCTTCAAGATCTTGTGCTCCTGCTCCAGATCTACCACGCATACCAAATCTTCTTCTAGTTGTTTGCTTAGTTGCTTGCTTTTCCTTATTTTCAGATGGATCCTTAACACCTGCTGGAATAATAATTCCTCCAGCACTTACACGTTCACCATCACCAGATGGTAGTGTTGAAACAGGACTTTGTCTTGGTATTTCATTATTAAGTTCATCTTGAATACTTCCAAGTAATGCTCGTGATATTGTAGTTGCAAATGTGTTACTTACTTTTGCTAAACCACGTTCTACAACATTACTAAATTTTTGACCAGCATTTTCTGCGCTTTGTGGGTTTATTCCAATATTTGCATATGGATCATCTGATCTTGGTGGTGTTCCATCCTGTCTCTTTACAGATGCGCCTGAATTCATAGCCTCTAATAAAGGACCATTTTCTTGTGTAGCCTTTTTATTTACTACAAATTCTCCTGGGGTAAGTAGTGCTGGTACAGTGTCTTTTTCTCCATACCCTGGAACGGAGCCACCAGATGCAAATCTTTTTGGAAGAACAAAATTAGGAGACGGCATTCCTTTAATTGCAAATCCTCTATTTTCAGCAAATCTTTGAAATATTTGTGATACTGAAAGAACCTTTGAGTTGGCTCCAATTCTTGTAAGATTGCCTAGCGCTCCTCTTGTAGCAATATCTTTTGAACCTGTTCCTTGTACAAGTGCAGCCAATGCTCCTGACATACTCAGTTTTTTACTGTTATTATATTTTAAGTGTGTTCCAGCACTATTTGATTTATTACTTCTAATACCCATACCTGCATCTGACAATAAACCTTTCTTCCACATTTCATCTGCATTTCGCATTAATGAATCTCTAATTCCAGATGTGTCTGCGCCCATTCCAGATGATCTAAAGAATGAGGCATATAGCGATCTAAATATTGGACCTCCTGGCTTTATTTCACCTGCAGATAGAGCGCCATTGAAAGCATATCTTGTAGCCATTGCTCTTCGCCACTTTTGATTATTATTTAATGTTCCATAGTCAGAAACTAATGCACCAAGTGCAGCAGTTGTATTTGGTGTTTTTGGACCTCGTGCAAGAATTTGTATAGCCTTCTCTGCATCGCCTCTTGTTAATGGATAAGGAGATGGAAGTGCTTTATTGTGCTCAGTTGCTTGATTGTATGCCTGACTTCCAGCAATTACATATCCAGCATATTTTTTTCTACCTGCAAGTTGGCCATCTGTATGTGTTGGGCCTTTGCTAAGCAAATGCAACCCAGATGTTTGTATTTGAGTACCAACCAACTCTTTATCTACGGGTGTTCCAGAACGCCTTAATACAAAACCACCCTTATTTAATCTTTGTAAGAATCCCTTATTATCTTGTGCTGATTTTTTATTAACAACAAACTCACCAGGCGTAAGCATTGCAGGAACTGTATCTCTATTCCCTGATCCTGGAACAAATCCTCCTGCTGCAAATTTCTTTCTTCTAGTTGGCCCCATCATACCAGGGTTTGCTATTGCAAAATTATTTGCTGCAACAATGCCACGTCTATATGCATTTGTTAATCCATCAACTGCACTAGATTCTAAAGTAAATGTTTGAATTAATTTTGAATGTGCTTGATCTAAGGATGAAGCAATTGTAGCAGCCTCAATTTGTTCAGACGACATGTATTGAGTTTGAAATGCTAATTGATCAGTCTGTTTTCCTAAACCAAGAAATCCATTTCTCATTGTTGCAAATAATTTAATAATATTTGCTGCACCGTTAGCAATCAAACCAAATGTCATAAGGAATACTGGACCAATGGCTCCTATAATTGTTGCAACTATAACTAATGC